TGACTTTAGTAAATTAGATAAAAGGGCTGGTGGTATAACTAAATCATTTAACAGGTTAGGTAAAGTTGTTGCATCTGTTGGTTTATTGGAAATTGGAAGGCGTTCAATTAATACTGCTGCTAATTTTCAAAAATTAGAATTAAGACTTAAATTATTAACTGAGGCAACAGGCGAGTTTGGTGAGGCACAAAAAATTGCAACAAGGGGTCAAAAATTATTTGGTATGAGTGCAACAGAGGCACTTGATGGCGTAACTAACATAACTGCAAGGTTAAAACCCTTGGGTGTAAGTTTGGCTGATATAGAAACAACATTTATAGGTTTTAACACTGCAGCAAAACTTGGTGGTGCATCTGCACAAGAGGCATCAAACGCATTTAGGCAGTTAGCACAAGCACTTGGTTCTGGGCGTTTAGCTGGTGATGAATTTAGAAGTGTTTCTGAGCAAGTACCATTAATTTTAAAACCACTTGCTGAAGAGCTAAACGTTTCAACTGGCGAGTTAAAAGAACTTGCTGCACAAGGAAAACTTACAAGTGAAGTTGTTATACGTGCATTAAGAAAACTTGGGGCAAGTGGTGCTGAAGACCTAAAAAAAATATTAGAAAACGACCCAACGCAAGTATTTAAAAATTTACAAAATGAGGTTGAAAACTTACAAATTGCAGTTGGCTCTGCATTGTTACCTGCTGCAAAAGCGTTAACTGAAGTTTTAACCATCACTGCACAAGTATTGAGTTTCTTACCACCAGAGTTTGTTTCTGTTGCTGCTGGTATTACTGCTGTGATTGCTGGTGCAACCTTGTTAATGCCAATATTAAAGTCAATGTCTGTTACTGTTGCTGTTTTAACTAAAAAATTTGTAATACTAAAAGCAATTTTGGCTGGGCCTGTAGTTGCAGCTTTTGCTGCTGTTGGTTTAGGAATAGCTGGGATAATTAATTATTATAAAGATCAAAATAGAGAGTTAAAACAACTGCAAGATACTATAAACAATGGGTCTGCAGAGCAAGCACAAAGTTTGATTGAAATAAAGCAAAAAGAGTTGGAAGCTGCAGAGGCAAGGTTAGAAAATGCAAAGCGTGGTAGAAGTTTAATTTATCAAAATATTGATGACCTTAAAAAACAAATAGAGCAGTTGGAAGCACGTAATAAATCAATGAAAGAATTAAATGAAATAATGGAAAAAAATAAAACTTATAAAGTTGGCGAGTACACTTATGATACTGCCAGTGGTAAAGCTATTTCTGGCCCTGACATAAAACAAGAGGAACGTACTTTTAAGGCAGGTTCAGATAATGAAAAAGCTGCAAATACAATAAAATTATTAAAACAAAGAATAAAAATAAAACAGCAAGAGGATGATATTGACAGGCAACTATTAGAAAGACAGTTTGAATTTCAAAATAAAATGGAAGAGGCAATGGCCATTGAAGACGAGGGTTTGCGTTTAGAAAAAAGTAGGTTGTTATTGAAGGATTATCAAATTGACAGGCAAGAAATACTAAACTCAAAAGTAAAAGATCAAGTTAATATTGCAAAAGAACTTGGCGATACTTTGGAGCAAGGTTTGGTTGAAAATATAAAAGGTGCAATTAATGGTACGCAAAGTTTTGGGCAGGCCATGAGTAATGTTTTAAATAGTCTTAAAAATAAGTTAATGGATAGAGCATTATCTAATTTATTTGGTGGTATTGGTGATGCTGTATTTGGTGATGGTGGAAAAAATAAAGGTATATTAGGTGGATTACTTGGTGGCATTTTTGGTAAAAAAGCACAAGGAGGGCCAGTTACAGGTGGTAGGTCATACATTGTTGGGGAACGTGGTCCAGAAGTTTTTACACCAAGGGGGTCTGGTAATATTACACCAAATAACCAGCTTGGCGGTTCAGTAAATATAAATGTGAACGTTGACGCAAGCGGTAGTCAAGTTGAAGGTAGTGATACTAAAGGCAACGAACTTGGCCAACAAATTGCTGGTGCTATACAATCTGAGATAATTAAACAAAAAAGAGCAGGGGGTTTATTAGCAAATTAAATGGCCGTATTTCCTTCAATAAAACCTATTTATGGTGAGCAAATTACTGTAAACCAAGATGCTCGTACAGTAAAACTTGGTGATGGATATGAACAGCGTTTTATAAATGGTTTGCCTGCTAATAAAAGACTTTTAACTATACAAGCAAAGTTTGAGTTATCACAAACCGATGCAAATACTATAAATACATTTTTAGATGCACGTTTTGATGCTGGTATGGAGGCTTTTGACTATACACCTTCAAATAGGTCAACAATAAAAGTTAAGTGTGTAAGGCGTTCTGAGTCAATACCATATTTAAACAGGGTAAGTTTAAACCTTACACTTGAGCAAGTGGCTGAACCATAATGGCAATACCTGTATCTGAATTACAAAAATTAAACCCAAGTGCAAGGATTGAACTTTTTGTATTGGAATTAGTTGAGGGTTTGCATTATGCAACAGGCAACCCATCAAATGTACCCACTGTATATAGGTTTCACTCTGGTACAAATATGAATACAAATGCAAATATTATTTGGCAAGGAAACACATACCAACGTTTTCCAATTACTTTTGAAGGTGCTGAATTTACAGGTAGAGGTCAAGTACCAAGACCAGTTTTAACTGTCGCAAACCTTGGTGGTATTTCAAGGAGTGGTTCTGTTATTACTGTTACTGATTTAATGATTATTGTTAATTTAACAACGCCACATAATGATTTGGCAGATGCCAAGCTGACCCGAATAACAACACTTGCAAGCGAGCTTGATGCAGCAAATTTTCCAAGTAATAATAACCCTTTTGGAACGCCTTCATCAAATGAATTGCCACAAGAAATATTTTTTATTGATAGAAAAACAACTGAATCAAGGGATATTGTACAGTTTGAGCTTGTGGGGGCATTAGATCAGGCAAATAAAAAATTACCAGCAAGGCAAGTAACAAGAAAAGATTTTGCTGGTGTTGGTACTTTTATTAATACGTAATGAATTACCCTTGGAAACAAGACGCAATAAACCATGCAAAAAAATGTGACCCAGAGGAATCTTGTGGTATTGTTGCTATAAAAAACAAAAAACAAAAATATTACCCTTGCAGAAATATTTCAAATGAATTTAAAGTAAATTCGTTTGTAATAAACCCACTTGATTATGCAGCAGTTGAGGATGCAACAGATGAAATTATTGGTATAGTACATAGCCATCCACAAAATATTTTAGAGTTTTCTGCTGCTGATAAATATAGCTGTAAAGCAATAAATTTAATTTTTTATCTTGTCTCTCCAAAATCAGATAAAATATCTGTAATGACCCCTGATGAAATAGATGCTTAAAAAAATAAAAGTTTACGGTACTTTAAGAAAATTTTTAGGGCAATCTGAATTTGATGTGGATTTAAATACGCCTAGAGAAGCAATAAGTTTTTTGGTTTGTAATTTTAAGGGTATTGAGGAGCACATGGCAGAACAGTTTTATACAATACAAGTTGGAGCAAAAGTTATTACAGAGGATTTATTAAACTTAAATACACAAGATGATATAAAAATAATACCAGTTGTACATGGTAATTTTTTCCCAATTTTGCTTGGTGCTGGTGCATTGTTTGGTGCAAGTGCAATAACTGCTGGTACTTTTTTAGGTAGCACATTATTGGTTAGTGCTTTAACAAGTATTGGAACGAGTTTAATCATTGACGGAGTTACAAGTATGCTTGCACCCGATCAAAATAATCAATCACCATCAGGTCAAGATGCTTTAGACCCTGCAGCTTTGGCAAGTAACTATTCATTTACAGGGCTAACTAATATTTCGAGGGCTGGTGTTCCAGTTAATTTAGTATATGGAGAAATTCTTGTTGGCTCTATTGTGGTTTCAAATGGGGTTGATACTGTACAAGTGGAGGGTAATAATTAATGGCTATACAAGAATTTGACCAGACGACAGTTTTTAATAATCCAGACTTACCAAGTGGTGCATTATCTTCAAAGCAATTTAATACTATCGTTGAATTACTTGGCGAAGGCGAGATAGAAGGTTCGGCAACGGCGTCAAAAGCTGGCATTACAGATAAAACATCTACTGCATATTTCAACGCATTTAAAAAGGATATTTTCCTCAACGGTACACAAGTTTTACAAGAAGCTGCAAGTAATACAGCGCCACAAGACAGTGATTTTAATTTTAAGGATGTTGGCTTTGATTTTAGAGTTGGCACATCTAACCAAACCTTTATTGACGGTATATCAAATATAGAAACTGAAAGTGTTATTGGTACAACAGTGACCACCTCAACACCTGTAACACATACCGTTAGTCAATCAAATATTAATGCGGTAAGGGTAACCTTAAGGTTTCCATCAATGCAAAAATTTGAAGATAATGGCGATATTAATGGCGTAGAAGTTAATTTATTAATAAAAACAATAGAAAATGATGGCACAACAACCACTGTTATAAATGACACAGTAGAAGGTCGGTCAACAAATGCGTATTTTAGGGATTATTTAGTAAAGCTTAGTTCAACAACGTCTTTCCCTGTAGCAATAAGGGTTGAAAGAGTAACAGCAGACAGTACAGATACAAAATTAATAAATGCTTTTCAATTTAATGCAGCGACTAATATTATTTTTGAACAAAACGCATACCCTGATACTGCACATGTTGCATTAAGGTTTAATGCAGAACAGTTTCCAAGAATACCAAAAAGGGTTTTTCGTATAAGAGGCCGTAAAGTAAAAATACCTCATAATGCAACTGTTAATTTGCAAACAGGGGCAATAACATACGCAGGTACTTTTAATGGCAGCTTTAAAGGCACAAAAGAGTGGACTACAGACCCAGCTTGGATACTTTACGACTTGCTCATAGACACTAGAGCTGGTTGTGGCATACCAGAGGCTAATTTAGATAAGTTTAGTTTTAAAACAGTAAGTGAATATTGCGGTGCATCTGTTGATGCTGGTAATGGTGATGGTAGTACTGAGCCAAGGTTCAGTTGTAATGTAAATATCACTCAGCAACAAGAGGCATATACATTAATTAATTCACTTTGTTCTGTTATGCGTGTAATGCCTTTTTATTCAGCAGGCGGTATTGCAATATCCCAAGATGCACCAAAAACGACTTCATACCTTTTTACAAATGCAAACGTCACTGAACAAGGGTTTGTTTATGCTGGTTCAAGTTTAAAAACTCGACATACGGTTATAAACGTAAGTTACTTTGACATGACAACCCAAGAGGTTGATATTGAAACTGTTGAAGCTGACGCAGCTACACAAACAAAATACGGTGTTGTTGTTAAAAATATAAAAGCTTTTGCTACAACAAGCCGTAATCAAGCCAGAAGATTAGGCCGTTGGTTTTTATACAATGAGCAAAATGCTGGCGAAAGTTGCTCTTTTGCAACAACTGCTGCTGCTGGTGTACTTGTGCGTTGTGGTGACATAATAGAAATTTCTGACAGGCTTAAAGCTGGGGTAAGGCGTGGAGGATTACTTAAAAGCGTGACAAACACCACAACAGTGGTACTTGATGACACAAATAATACTGACATACCAAGCTTGGGGGATAATCCAACACTGTCTGTAATTTTGCCTGATGGAACTTTACAAGAAAGAACAATAAGTGGGATTTCTGGTGCAACAATAACTGTTTCATCTGCATTTACTACAGCACCAAACCAACACGCCCCATATATTTTAGAAACACCAACATTTCAAACAACGACTTGGCGTGTAATAAGTGTAAAAGAAAACGAGGATAAGACTTACACAATAACTGCCCTATCACACAATTCTGGGAAATACGCTTTTGTGGAAGACGGTACAGCACTGCCAACAAGAAATATAACAACGCTTACTGAAGTAAAAGGCCCACCAGAGGGTTTAAGTGCAACAGAAAAAATTGTAATTATTAATGGTACTGCTGTTCCAAAAATAATACTTGATTGGCAACCACAAGCTGGAATTTCAAAATACCAAGTACAGTACAGAGCAAATAATGGTGATTTTAAAACTATTGAAAGTCCATCAAGTAACGCTGAAATATTTAATACTGATGTTGGTACTTATGAATTTAGGGTATTTAGTTTTAATGCACTAGGACAACCATCAAGGGAGGCAGCAGAGTTGACATTTGAAGCTGTTGGTAAAACAGCACCTCCAGCAAATATTACTGGCCTTACTTATGAACCTTTAACGGATAAGCTTGCAAGGCTTAGATGGAATCCACCAACAGAGGCAGACGTAATTGCAGGAGGTAAAATTTTTATAAGGCATACCCCAGATACAACGGGAAATGGCACTTTTTCAAATGCAACTGACCTTGTTACTGCTGTTTCTGGTAATACAAGTTCTGCTGAAATACCAATTTTGGCTGGTGAGGTAATAGTTAGGGCTCAAGATGATGGGGGTCGTTTTAGTACAGGCGAAACATCTGTAATTATTGACCCACCCGATCCACAACCAGCATTAATTACACAAACAAGGCGTGAAGATCAAGACAACCCTAAATTTCAAGGTACAAAAGTAAATACAGCTTTTGATAGTTCATCTAATTCTTTGACTTTGTCTGGTACTGGCTTGTTTGATGATATTGACCCTTTTGATTCTGAAGCAAGTATTGATTTTGCTGGTGGTGTTGCTCCATCTGGTACATATAGTTTTGGCGGTACTGCTGGCGGTACTTTTTTAGATTTAGGCGGTGTTTTTGCTTTAGACCTTAAAAAACACATGAAGTCGCAGGCAATATTTCCAAATGATTTGCTTGATAGTCGGGGTTTAATTGATAGTTTGCAAGATTTTGACGGAACAGATAGTGTTGATGTAAACGCAATATTGGAAGTTAATGTAACTGATGATGACCCTAGTTCTGGCGGTGCTACTTACAAAGGTTTTCAAACTTTTGCAAATGGTAATTTTAAAGGCAGGGGATTTAAATTTAGGACAACTCTTACATCAAATGATACTGCTCAAACAATACAAGTTACAGAATTAGGTTATACAGCAAGTTTACAAAGAAGAACTGAACAAAATGCAACAGCTATTGCATCTGGTGCTGGGGCAAAAAATATAACATTTGACCACCCATTTTTTGTGGGTACAAGTAGTTTATTAGGTGCTAATTCACATTTACCATCTGTTGGTATAACAGCTTTAAATATGGCATCTGGGGATATTTTTGAATTAACAAATATTGCATCAACTGGTTTTACTGTTCATTTTAAGAATAGTTCTGGGGCGTCTATTGATAGAAATTTTAATTTTACTGCTGTTGGATTTGGTAAAGGTGGATAAAACCGATATACTTAAAACAATTACTACTTTATAAATGGCAAGAGTTGACAATACTGGTGGTTCTGGGTTTACAGTTGATAACGGAACTGGTCTTGTTGTAAGAACAAAGTTAAATCAAATAATTGCTGCCCTAAGTACGAATAACCAAGGTTCTGGCGACCCTACTATTGGGGTTGCAGCTTATGTACAACATATTGATGGTAATACTTTAAAAATTAGAAATGCTGCTAATAATGCCTTTGTAACTTTGGGTGATGTAAGTCAAACAAACTTTGGTCATGCTTCTTTATCTTCGGAAAATACATTTACAGCCAGAGCAACTTTTAATATTACATCTTCAATAACTTTACCATCTGGTACAACGGCTCAAAGAGACGGCAGCCCAGCAGTGGGTATGATACGCCATAACAGCCAAACAAATACCTTTGAAGGGTATAACAATGGGGCTTGGGGTTCATTAAGTGGTGCTAGTGGTATATCAAACGTAGTTGACGACACTTCACCTCAACTCGGAGGCAACCTTGATGTACAAGCGTTCGAGGTTAATACATCTACAACAAACGGAAATATAAAAGTTACACCCAACGGCACAGGTTTATTTGAAATTAAAGGAAATACAAATGATGGAACTTTGCAATTAAATTGCAACCAAAATAGTCATGGTGTAAAAATCAAATCCCCTGCTCATAGTGCTGGTCAATCTTACACTTTGATTTTGCCAGACAATCAAATTGCTGCTGATAAAGTTTTAAAAGTTAAAAGTATTTCTGGTTCTGGTGCAACAGCAGTTGGACAGCTTGAATATGCGGATGCTGGTGGTGGAGGCGGTGGTACTGGTGGAGGCGGTGAGCAAATTTTCTTTGAATCTGAAAATGAAATGAATAGCTCATACACAATATCAACAAATCATAATGCTTTAGTTGCTGGTCCTCTCACTATTGCTTCTGGTGCTACACTAACAATAAATAGTCCTTCAGTTGTAACGATTCCATAATGGCTTTAGTACTTGACGGCTCAAACGATACAATTACTGGATTGCAGATAAATTCAGCAAATATTGTAAATGGTTCTATTGTTAATGATGATATAAATGCAAGTGCAGCAATAGCTAGTTCAAAAATTGCTGGTGGTTTGGGCAAAATTTTGCAAGTTGTTCAAACAACAAAAACTGATACCGCTTCAACAACAAGTAATACTTACGGCGATATTTCTGGAATGTCTTTATCAATAACACCAGCCAGTTCAAGCAATAAAGTATTTATTGAAACAAGGTTCAAAGCTGCAAGTACTGACGTTATGTATCTTGTTTTAACAATTGGTGATGGTACACCAGTTATTCAAGCCACAGGCTCAGGATACACAGATATGCCATCTATTTCACTTTATTCTGGTGGTAATAGTAGTGGTGAACGTTGGTATGATGGAGCAATGGACACAGTATGTAAATTACACGAGCCTAATACAACGAATGCAGTAACATATAAATTAAGGTGGAGAGTTAATAGTGGAACAGGATATTTTAATAGAAATATGGATATGGGTAATCAATACAACGTGGCAGTAGCTTCAACAATAACAGCTTTTGAGGTGGCAGCATAATGGCAAGTATTAACTTAAAACACACCTCTGGTAACGGAACGATTTTAAATAGTCCAGCAGCTAATCCTAGTTCTGATATTACTTTAAAATTACCATCTACAACTGGTTCTGCTGGTCAGGTTTTAAAAGTAGCAAGTGCAAACCATAGTGCTACAAATGCAGAACTTGAGTTTGGTGCTGATACAGGAGGAAAACTTCTTCAAGTTGTATCGACAACTAAAACAGACACATTTTCCGCAACTACTCTCACCACTGAATTAGATATTACAGGAATGTCGGCCACAATTACTCCTAGTGCTTCTACGAGTAAAATTTTAGTAACAGCAAGTATAAATTATGGAGGTATTTCTAATAATTACGCTGGAATAATTTTAAAAGATAATTCATCAGGAAGTTTTGATTATACTTCTAGAGCAGATTCTATAAACGCAACTAACGGTGCTGCTGTACCAAGATTTACAACAACTGCTGATATAGTTAATACTTATAAAGTACGTCATACAGCAATAGAATTTTTACATAGTCCTAATACTACAAATGCAGTTACCTATAAACTAATGGTTTTCATTACTTTAACTGGTACGAGATATTTTTGGCTTAATAGACCACACACACTTGATAACAGTATAAGAAGCACAGGAACATCATCAATAACTCTTAAGGAGATAGCAGCATAATGCCTATCTACTATAATTAAAGAAAAAACTATTATGGCCTTAGATCACGAAGCTATTTATGAAGCTTACAAATCAGAAGCAAAGCCTGTTGTTTCTATAGATGATTCTGCTGGTGCTTTTGATGCTGACGGTAATAAAGTTGAGCTAGATGATACAAAAGTAGCTGCGGCTCGTAAAAGCCTTGATGATGCTGCTGCACTTGTAGCTTACAAGTCAAAGAGAACTGGTGCTGATGGCACGACAGACACTATTTACCCAACAATAGGCGATCAGTTGGATAATTTGTACAAAGACATTGTTGCTGGCACTGTAACTACATCAGGCGCTTTTGCAACTGCAATCAAAGCTACAAAAGACAAATACCCTAAACCATGAGTAGAGTAATTGCAAACGCCTACAGACATACTGCAGCTTCAGCAGATGCAATCACACTTGATTCTTCTGGTAACGTAACTTTTCCAGCAAATGCAACTTGTTCTGGAACAGCAACAGGCTTTGGTGGTGGTAAAGTTTTACAAGTAGTTAGTTTTGAAAAAACAACCGCAGCGTCAACAGCAAATCAAAGTGCAAGAGTAGATATTCCTAGTATGTCTTTGGCTATTACTCCATCTGCCTCAACAAGTAAAATTTTAATTCACAGTGATCTTAATATTGGTATGCCTAATGGCGGTTATCATATTAATTTACATCTAATGAGAGACAGTACAGATATTGCTGAAGGTACTGGTGCTGCTGGTTCTGGTTATAGTAATGCTGTGAATTGTACAGCTTCAACTTACAATTTTGGAGGCTTTGGTAATGAGCCGATTCACACAACTGTTTTAGATAGTCCAAATACAACAAGTCAAACTACTTACAAATGGCAATGGCATATTCCAAACTATAACAATCAAGAAATGTATTTAAATAGGAATCATAGTCAGCAAGACTACGCATATAATACTTGGAAATCATCAAGAATTATATTGATGGAGATTGGAGCTTAATTAACCTTTTCGTGTATTTGCCTTGTCATTAACCCCATAGTGACGTAAAGAGGCGATAAGGCTACAATAAGCAATAAAACAAGCACACTTGAAAATGCTAGTGCTTTAATTACAGCGTATCTAATCATGTTTAATCGTATCTGCCAAGTAGCCTCATTATTGTCGCTTTTACTTTCTGGGTCAATGGCTGCCTTTGGTTTCGTAGCAATCAGATATATGCAAAGTCCAGAATTTGAACGCACATTAAAAAACAAACTTTTGGGCAGTATTGAAAAAAAATTACCTGACGTTATGAAACAAACAATGCCAAATTTAACAGGGCCATCAATACCAGTGCCAAAAAAATAATTGACAATACCAGAAGTAAAAATACATGAAATAAAAATACCAACAATTAATAATTGGTATTTTGAACCGCCAGTAATTAACAAAGTACCAAAGCCAATTGTTGACTATCCAGCTTGCGTTAAGGTGCATCGCAATAATTTAGTAAATCAAATTGATATTGATGAAAATGGCACAATTATTAAATGTGGCGTCAAAATGCCCAGCTATACGCCCCTACAATACACCCCAAATGAGTTTACCTATACAACACCACCCCCCAAAAACAATACTGAACCCCCAAAACCACCACCCCAGCAACAAACAGATTTAAGCAAAATTAATAAAGATGACAAAGAATTTTTTATAAAATGCCCATCAGATACAGACCCTAAAATTGGCAATTTTGCCAATGACCTAAAACTGGACAAAGTCGTTGGTCACCGCTTAAGTGAAGATGGCAAGACTTGCATTACCTTGTATGAACCGAGTACTTTCATTGAAAAATGGATACCAAGTGGCCCTGTACTTGTTAATACTTCTATCATTGCAATCACTGCTGCTTCTAGTCCGATTTTGGCTAATTTACTCAAAGGCGTTATAAAAAATTTTATTAAACGTTTGCAAGGTAAAAAAAAGAAAGTAGAATAACAGCAAGCAAAGGAAACCCTCATCAAGCTTGGAGAAAAACCAAGCCTCTGAAATAGTGGAATATCCTTTGTTTATAAGCACCTGTCTCTGGCTTGGTCACCAGATGCAAAGAGGTTGAAAAGTCCGTCACGACAATTCTTTCTCGGCAGTTGCTTAATTTAAGTATTGCTTACCTGTAAACCTCCATACCAACGTATGGGCAGCGAGTTCAGGGCCAATACTTATTTTAATTTATGTGTATGCGGTATAACTTGGCCTTTTTTCTCAGTAACTATTACATCTTCACAAATTGGGTAATAAGGGCTGTCTTTTGCCCATTGAATACCAGCAATCATTAACTCGCCACAATTTTTAAGCCTCGCCAACTCGTGGTCTAGCTTTTTATTAGCAAGTATTTGTTTTTGTATTTTTTCTTGGGTTGTAGCCGACCTTAAACAGGCATCTTGAAAACCACCCCCAAGTGGTATTGAAAAGGTTGCAGCAACGCCAAAATTTAAACTTAAATTATCTTTATTACCACTGTAATTTTCTTGGTAGTACAAAATTTCCCCTGCATTTGTAAGGTTGCCATCACTGTCGGTTGCCATGTTGTACACTGGCGTGGGATAGGTGTAATCCATGGGGCGTTTTTGCGAAAATGTTGTGGTTACAAATGGGCTAACGGTTAGCATTGCATTTTGGCATACAACCCCAGCACCATATTGGTTTTCTATTAAATTTCCTTGTAAAACTTGCACTGCCTGATTTGAAACTGAACCAGTGGAATTTGCGACAGGAGCAGCAGTTTGTGAGGTGTTTGCCATTACTGGTTGCCCAAACAATAAAGCTATTATTGGGAAAATATTGTGGTTGTTTCTGTTACGCTTTCGCTTTGTATGGTTCTCGTAAGATCGGTAATTCTTGACATTGAGGGCTGTTGATATACTTCTGTAAATTGAAATGCCCCTCCTTGTGTTGTTAGCTGCCAATTTGGTTTTGTTGTTAAATCTGCCCCTGTCCATGTATATGTTGTGCCGTTTATAGTTTGCTGCACAGTGGCGTTTTGTGGGCTAATACTGTCACCAGAAGCCGATACGCCTGCCCCTGACACTGAATAAGTAAAACCACTATTGAAGTCGGTAGTGCGGATTGTCTCTGTAATATTTGTCTGAGTTCGGGTCGTGCTGCTACTTTGACCAGTAGTGAAATTAGGAACGACAGGAATTGCATATATAGGTTTACTTATAAATAAAATAGTTAAAAATAACCATTTCATCAATCTAAGACGCTTAATTCAGATACAAATTGGCCTATGCAAGTTGTACCAGCCCCACCAGCGACACACGTATTTGTATGGTTGCCAACAACAGTACCAGCTAATGAACCAGCTACACCACCAGAATAAGTTGTAGTTTTTGACAATACTGGTAAATCAGCAATAACGCCTGTGCTTACATCAGCACCCGAACCAACAGCATAAACGTCATCGCCTTCTATAAAACTTTCAGAAAAACTAAATGCAGACCCTACAGTGTTCAACTCATAAGTGCCATTTGTCATTGTTGGGGCTGCTCCATTTGTGCCTGCAGTTAACCCACCAAATGATGCACTGTCAGAAACTTTAATATTTGAGCCCGATACGCTGTATGTTGACGCACCTCTTTCGCCAACTGTATAAGCACCATCTGTTGTAAGCTGTACGCTGTTTGTAAGTTTATGCGTTACGTCTGCATAGGCTGCAGTACTTAGCAAAGGCAACAGCAAAAGTAGTTTTTTCATTTGATACCAACTTTTGTATCTTTATTGTTAACTATCTTAACATTATCATTTAGTTTCTTTTTGTCATTACCTTTTTTAATATTTAAACCGTATTGGGCTGTCACCGCCGAAAGAAGGCCAGCAGCGAAAGTTGTATCAATTTGCCTTGTAGGGTTTGGGTTGAAGTATGACCATGAAATAACGCCCAAACTCCAAAAAAGTATAATCATCTGCACAACGTTGGCAATCAGGCCATTACCTTCTTTTTCTTCTTGGTCATCCATAAAAAAGTTGCAGTTATGGCAAATTTAGCAATTATTGTTATGTTTGGAAAGT